GCTGACATATTCAAAATCTGGGACTAAATTAAAATNATTNGACATTTTAGAAACCTATTTCTTGAGGTAGTGAACCACTATTACCATAATCATCGTTGTATATTGGATTAAGTTCTCTATAAGTCATAGTCATTTGATATGCAGTCATTACTCCATCTTCATAGGTTGAGTAATTTCCATTTGGAGTATAATTAACCCCAAAGTTTGCTAAAGCACATTCTTTAAATTTATTTAAGTACTTATGATCTTGACATTTAGAATTTCTATATGATAATTGGAATGTGTGAGGGGATTTTAGGAATAATCTAGATTTTGTCCTAATTGGAGCCATACCCTGTTTGAAAAATCTAAGAATTTGGATGATAGTCTTTGCTTCCTCTTGACTTCTAGGAGCAAGAAGGAATTGGAAACTAAAGGTTCTTAGTTCTGGACCATTAAACAATAGTTCCATATTAGGGTTGGCAATAGCACCTGTAGTTCTGGTAAGTAAATCTTGACCTCCTGCTGCCATTCCTGCAATAACTGCTGCAAGTGCTTTTTTATTATCACCAAATGCCCCTGCTACATTTTGTGCTGCTTGTCCTGCTTCAGTAATACCAGCAGTAAATCCTTCTGATACTGTTGTAAGTGCAATATTAGCCTTTGCCATATCTAATGGAGTCATGCGACTATCACCATATCCAACACCAACCCCATCTTGTATCCCACCAGGAATAGGAAGAATAACTGTTCCTATAGTTCTTTTATTTGTATCTGTTCTTTTCTTAAATGAGAATGATTTATCATCAAAATCTCTTGGTTCATATTTAAGCATATCAAATTTAAGAAAGTCTTGACCATCTCTTCCTTGTCTTAAACTTCTAGGGAATACATAAGATCCAAATCCACTTTCTTTTGTTCCAGCAGCAGCTTTTCCTGCTCCTGCATTAAGAGTATCTGCTGCTTGACTAACACTACTTAATCTAGGTTCATCTTGACTATTACCAGACTCTTTTCCTTTATTTTTAGATCCGTTTGAATTATTTAATGTTGATTTATCTGATGAATTTGATGCAACTTGTGATTGTATAGTGTCTACTGAAGATTTTGATTCTCTACTTATCTTATTTTGATTTTGTTTTATTTTTCCTGATGCATTACTATTCCAATTTATTTTATTTGAATTGGTTGAATCTCTTTCTCCAATTACTCTTCCACCATCTCCATTAGCATTATCATATTGAATAATTTCTACTTTATATGTTTTATTTCCACTAGAATCTGTTGTTGGTGTTACTTTAGTTCCAGTAAATACCTTCGATTTATTTCTTCCTTGGCCAATATCGACCCCTTTGATTCCAGTAGTGACTGCAGACATTAGATATAGTCTTTTTACTTATTTAGTAATGAATTTCCCATAAGGAAATCTGAGAAGGTCATCTAGTTCATCATATTCCACAATATACAGTTGTCCTGCTAGTTCTTCCCATGTATAATTACGAGATTGTCTCCAATGAAAGTTCAATCCCTTAAATCCCCATGACTGCAAATCAGTACAAGCAATTAGTGGATGTTGATCATATGTTATATTAGGAGTTTTTGCGTTGTATATAAAGGTATAGAATTTTCCTACTTCAGGTATAGGAGTCACAGTATTATTTAATGCCTCCATAATGATCAGCATTAGATCTTCAGGATCATTAACAGATTTCTCTAATTCATCCTTTACTTCTTCAATTCTATTCATTTGATCCCTAATTCNTTTTCTGTTATAATCTTAAATTCAATCTTTCTNTCCTTACACCATTCATCTGCTGATTTCCATTTTGCCTGATTTACAGCATATGTCTTACATTCAAAAAGATATGATTTAGTCACTCTTTTTCTTTTCTTGGGTGATTTAGTTTGTTTGAGTGGTTTTACCTCAATAACATAGGTTTTAAGTTTACCTGTGCTTTCTTTTACCTTTATAATAAAGTCAGGAAAATAACGATGAACTCTTTTATCAACAGGAGATAGGTATGGGATCCAAAATTCTTCACTTCCCCATTCAACAATATTTTCATTTAGATCGCAGTAATTACAAAACCTTCTTTCCCAAGAACTACGNCANATGATGTTAGTTATATCACCTTTATATTTCTTAGGTTTCTTAGGTTTGAATATACTTTTAATACTTTCTGCCATATCTCTTATACATAATATATAAGGTCAAATAGTATTTATAAATGCCCTCCGTCAGATCAGTCTCCAACATCAAGGCAAACTTATTAAGACCAGCTACTACATCTCATTTTGAGGTGGAGATACCTATTATTAGTGCTCTCTCTAAGTGGAGAGGTATAGGTAAGCAGGATAAGATTGAATTGATGTGTTCAGAAGCATCTCTTCCTGGTTCTAATTTAGCAACATTTGAAATTAATAATGACAGGACAGGTGTAACAGAGAAACACGTCCATAGAAGAATATTTGATGATAGAATTGATTTAACTTTTTATGTGGATGCTGGATTATACCAACCAATTAAATTCTTTGAGCAGTGGATTTCATATATCACTAATGGTAGAAATATTAGTGATAGAGATCAAGACACTCAATTAATGCAATCTAATTATGACTATAGAATAAAATATCCTGATAGTTATATTGCAGATCAAGGATTAAAGATTACAAAGTTTGAGAAAGATCATCAAAATCTAATGCAATATGAGTTTACTAGAGTATTTCCTTTAGCAATAAACTCTATGCCTGTTTCTTATGAAGCATCTTCATTACTAAAATGCACAGTATCCTTGAGTTATGTAAGGTATATTGTAAAGAACTTATATAGAACAGCAGCATANTCTCAACAGGATCCATTTGCACAATCACAGTTTAATGCAGCAGGTATANCTGGTGGGATAGNTGATNCNGTTGTTGATAATTTGACTGGTAGTGATCTCCTTGGAGATATAGCTGGTGGTCTAGTTCAAGAATCTTTGAGATAAACCCACTAAATAACAATACTGAAGTGCTAAAGTAAATTATGCCTTTACCAAAAATTGCGACTCCGACTTATGAGTTAGAGTTGCCTTCGACAGGTGCGACTGTCAAATACAGACCATTTCTTGTAAAAGAAGAGAAGGTTCTTGTGATTGCTCTAGAGAGTGAAGATAATAAGCAAATTACAAATGCTATTAAAGCAGTTCTTAAGAGTTGCATTCTTTCTAAAGGAATAAAAGTAGAAAATCTACCTACATTTGATATTGAATACTTATTTTTAAATATTCGTTGCAATGCTGTTGGAGAGGATTTAGAAGTTAATATTATTTGTCCTGATGATGAAGAGACTCAGGTTCCAGTAACTATTAACCTTGATGAGATTGAAGTTCAGAGAGATGACAAGCACACCAATAAAATCAAAATAGATGACTCTATTATGATGGAAATGAAGTATCCATCACTTGAACAGTTTATTAAAAACAATTTTGATTTTAATAGTAATGTGATGGATCAATCATTTGAACTGATTGCTACTTGTATTGATAAGGTTTATACTGAAGATGAAGTATGGGCTGCTGCTGATTGTACTAAGAAAGAAATGAAGGATTTCTTGGAGCAAATGAATACTAATCAATTCAAAGAGATTGAGTCATTTTTTGAGACCATGCCTAAATTATCCCATACTGTTAAGGTTACTAACCCCAAGACAAAAGTGAAGAGTGATGTAGTTTTGGAGGGTTTAGCGTCTTTTTTCGCATAGCCCTACTGCATATGAGTTTGGAGAGTTACTTCAAACTGAATTTTGCNTTGATGCAGTATCATAAATATAGCTTAACAGAGATTGAAAATATGATGCCTTGGGAACGAGACATCTATGTGGCTCTACTTCAACAGCATATTGAGGAAGAAAATCTAAAGCAACAGCAACAAGCTAATGCCCAATAAAGAACTCTTAGACAAAGAGAATAAAACTATATTAGAGATTCTTAAGACCATACAACAATATGGTATGGGAGCTTTGTCTAAAAAAGAGATGACAGAACTTATTGAGGCTGATAAGA